CTTAATTCCTTGTTCACTCTTTGAAAACCTCTATGTAGTTAACCGCTATACCGGATAACTTCCATAGGAAACATAGCTATAGAGACCTTCATTTCCAGTGGAACAAAGGTTAAGCCTGTGTTCTACAGTATTTAGTTACTACTCAGCGAGAGTTACCCACTACACTATATACCGTGCTTCAAACCCCTGACAAATTTCTTAAACTTTTTTTATTATTAAAAAAAAGAAAAAAGAAAATCAATATTATAAAAGCAAAACATTTAAGAGGGAACTCTGCCTTAATGAACTATGAAACCAAAAGAGAATAAGAGTGTAGAAATTGGTAACAAGACTCAGAGTATATGGCAGATAATAAAACAGAACTCAGAAGCAGTCTTGGAACAAGCAGAAATGCAAGTAGTTCTTCAAAAGGAGATAAAGAAGATAGCAGAAAAGAAGATGAAGGGAACACTGAAGTTAAAGGTCTCAGACTTGATACATGGCAAAAAGAAGTCTTAGAGGCAGTAGGTCATTTCTTATTGTGTACTGGAAGACAAGTAGGGAAAACTACTATATTTGCGATTAAAGCTGCTGAAAGGATGGTTCATCAACCTGGATGTAGGATTATTGCTGTTTCACTAACTGAAGACCAAGCTTTCTTGATGAAGACAATGGTACAAGATTACTTGGAAAAGAACTATAAGACGTACTTGAAAGTGAAGAAAGCTAATAAGCCGACTAAGAACAAGATTACTTTGAGTAACAAGTCTACTTACATAGTTAGACCAGTTGGTAGTACTGGAGATGCAGTTAGAGGCTTTACAGGAGATGTTTTGATTATTGATGAAGCTTCTAGAATGCCTGAGTCTGTGTTCATAGCTAGTAAACCAACATTACTTACAACAGGAGGTGATATATGGATGTGTTCTACTCCATTTGGTAAGAAAGGGTACTTCTATGAGTCATGGCTCAATAAGAATGATAGATTTAAGGTATTTCATATATCAAGTGAAGAAGTGATAAAGAACAGGGAAATTAGTAAGACTTGGTCATATGAGAAAAGAGAATTAGCTTTGAAGATGTTAGATGAGGAGAAACTAGATATGTCTACATTGCAATATGCACAAGAGTATTTAGGAATGTTTACTGAAGACTTAAGGCAATTCTTTCCTGATGAGCTTATAGCTAAGGTTTGTACAGGGAAGAGAGAACAAATTGCTAGCCCTCATTCTAAGTACTACTTAGGAGTAGATATTGCTAGGATGGGAGAGGATAAATCTGTGTTTTCTATAGTTAATAGAGTAAGAGATAAGTTATATCATCAAGTTGAGAATATGGTTACTGCTAAAACTAGGACTACTGCTACATTTGATATGATAATGGACTTAGAACAGATATGGAAGTTCAAAGAGATAGGAATAGATGCAGGTTCAGGGTCATTAGGTGTTGGTATCTTTGATTTTCTTCTAAAAGAGCCAGTTATAAGGAAAAAAGTAATTGATTTAGACAATGCACGAAGAATGAAGGATAGTAAAGGACTTTCAACAGGTAAATGGTTTAAAGAGGCTTCTTATGCTAATATGTTGATGTTGATGGAAAAAGGGAGAGTTAGGCTTCTTGATGATGATGAAATACAACTTTCTTTAAAGTCTGTTCAGTTTGAATATGTTATGAAACCAGGACAAAAGACTAAGATGAGGATATTTGGAAAGAACCATGATATTGTAGAAGCAATACAAAGAGCCTTATGGTTGGTTAATCAGAAAGTTATAAATACATCTATCAGTTGGATTTAACATGGTAGCAGCTGCATGGACTATGAGTTTAAGTGGACAAGCATTAGCAAGAGCAGGTTCTCATGTTAATACTGCTTGTATTGGAGCTTTAGGAGATACTGTAAGTGTTGAAACACAAAGTCTTATAGAAGCAGAAACAGGAATGAGCATAGGAGACCACTTTGCTGCTTATATCTTAAGTGGTGCTGCATCTTTAGCTCACTCTGCTAAAGTAGCTATGGCTTATATTGCTTATGATACTACAGGATATTTATCTAGAGAAGCAGATACTCTTCTAAATGTTAATGATACAGACTATAAGTCTGCAATTAAAAACATGAAAGAGTTTGAGAAGACAACTCTTAATAATCCAACATAATGGCACTCTCAAGACCTTTCCAAACTCAGAATGTACCTCTTATTAACTATGATTTTGTAGATGCAGCAACAGGAGTGTCTTACATTGCTTTCTATGGATTAAATGGAGATTTAGACGGTGATGAGCAAATGAAACTAATTACTGCAACTCCAAACTCAACAGGAGGAACTGGAGTATATGATGCAGGTAAGAATATACATTATGGGGTTACGACTAGAATTCAATCTCAAACATCAGAATATCCTAATCTTCATAATTATACACCTGTTGCAGGGACAATAGAATATTCAACAGCATTTAAAGTCCCTATGACATTGTCAGGAGCAGCAATATTCTCATTTTCACATGGATTAGGAAGCACTGGAGCTTGTCCAGATGGAAGGATTAAAACTATTTTAGATATTCAAAAAAATGGAGTTCATATAGTTAGTGGAGCTACACAAGTGACAAGTTTAGGAGCTGTAGGTAATGGAACTAGTACTGCTGAGTCAGTAGTTATAGATATTCCAACAACACACTTTGCTCCAGGAGATACATTAGAAATAGATATAGATGCTTGGGGAGGGGGAAGTGGAGCTAATCAAGTATATTGGGGAATAGGAATGGACCCTGGTAATAGAAATGACCCTTGGCCAGATGGCTCAGGTAAAACAATAGAAGATACAGATAATACTCAATTCATAGCATACTTACCAGTGAGGATAGACCAATGACAAACTACGATATAAGAAGTTCAACAACAACAGGACTTAAGTCAGGTGTATCTGACTTTTCCATAGATGCTACTCAATTAGATGGAATAATGGATGCTCCTGAAACTACACAGACTTTTGAGGATTTTAATGATAGATACAGTTACTATAACCAAATACCTGAACTTAAGAAGGCTATTCAAGTTTATGCTACTTGGGTATTAGGACAAGGATATGAGTCTGCTCAAAAGACTCTTTTAGAGAATATCATTGGTTCAGGAGAAGATACATTTACTTCTATACTATGGAATATGTTAGTTATAAAGAAAATCAATGGAGATGCCTTTGCAGAGATTATAAGGAGTGATGAAGGAACTTTAATTAACCTTAAACCTCTAAATCCTCAAAGAATGAGTGTTATTTTCAATAAACAAGGTGTTATAGACAGATATGAATATCAAGGTGTTGAGAAACCCTTTAATCCTAATAGAATATTCCATATTGTCAATGATAGAGTAGGAGACTCAACACATGGAGACTCTGTTATAGATGCTCTTAAATGGCTCATAGACGCTCGTCAGGAAGCGATGAGGGACTGGAGAAGGATATCACACAGGTCAACTATAAGAGTGCTTATTGTAGATGAAGATGATACTACTAAACTAACAACTCTTAAAACTCAATATAAGGATGCTATAAAGAATGGAGAAGTGCTTATTCTACCAGGTAAACCAGGAGAAAAGGTGTTCCAAGACCTTCAACTTCCTCCTGTGGAAGCCTTCCTTGCTTGGATAAGGTACTTAGAGAATGCCTTTTATAAAGCAGTTGGTACTCCTAAGACACTTGCAGGTGATGCAGAAGGTATCCCTGAGAGTGGTGGTAAGATGGTTGTTCTTACACATGAGCCTACTTATGTGAGAGAAGTTAACGACTTAGAAGCAGATATATGGAATCAATTAGCTGTAAGAGTAACCTTTAAGAGACAAGCTAGTCTTCAAGATAATGTTCAAGAGACAGATAGTAAAAATCAAAATCAAACACAGGCAGTACAGCCTAGTGATGTAAAATTATAATGACAGAGAAAAAAAAAGTAAAACAAGTAGATTGGAAACTTTCTGCTATTGCAGTATTGTGTTTAACAGGAATAGAGATAGCTGCTATGTCTTACGGAATAAATGGAACTTTAAGAACCATCATATTCGGTATGATAGCCCTTATAGTAGGTATACAACTCCCACAATTCAAGATATAAAATGGTAAGTAAAAGAGCAGCACAAAGTAGAACTTTAACTAGAAGGATTGCTAGTGAAACTGACCCTAAAGAAAAAGAAAAACTAAAGAAAGAGCTAGAAGCTCAAGTAGCTTCACAGAGACTTCCTGAAGTAGAAGCTAGGAGACAAGAGGCTTTGAAGAAAGCTAAACCTAGTGAACCTATGATAAGTGGTTCTCCTGAGTCAGAAGAAAGAAGGAGAGAAGCAAAACTTAGAATTGAAAAGACACAAGAAGAATTAGATAAAGAAAGGAAAATAGAGATATTAAAAGAAGGAACTGTAAAAGGAGAATTAGAAAAGGCAGGAGCTTTTGAAGAAGTTACTCCTACAGAAGTATCTTTACAACCTGATACAGGAGAAGGTTTTTTAGCACCTTCTTTTGAAGCTATGGTTGCAGCTACTCAACCTAAGAGTTTATTGGGAAGATTAATAGACAGAGGAGTAGTTAAAGACCCAAGACCAACAGGAGAACAAGAGTTTCCAATGACTCCTGAAACTGAAAGAGAAGCTGCATTAAGACAAATTAAGATAAATTCTTTTAATGAAGGATTATCACAAAGAGAAGCTTTTGGTACTGTTGTAGAAGCAATACCTGTTCTTGGTGGTTTAATAGGTAAGTATGTAGGTGGGATAGTTGAAGCTCCTTATGCTAATCAAAAGAATGTTCTAGCAGAAATTAATAAAATAAAAGAAGCTGCTTCTACAGGTCAAGAGAAGGTTCGTAATGGTCTAGAAGACCCTGATTATGGTTTAGATAGAGCAAGGCAAATGGAAGAAGATATAGCTAAACTAGAAGGTAGAATTAAACTACTTATTAATTCAAGTGCTGTATTAAGAGCAAATACAGATGAAGTGAACGTTATTCAAGAGTCCATCTTAGAGGCTAGGGAAAAGATAAGTAGATATAGAACAGCATCAGAGTTTGGATTAACAGCATCCCTAACAGGAACAGGGAGACCTGTACCTTCTGATGAACAATTATTCTATGAACTTCAAAATGAAAGATAAAATACAAGCAAAAGACTTCCCTTGGTGGTTTTGGGTTTTATTAGTGTTGTCTTTTTTCTAAAAATAAAAGGAAAACAATGTAGTTTTCCTCTGCTTTCGCAAACTATTTAAAGGCTTATTCTTTATATATCTTATGGAAGAAACAATTACAGCAAAAGGAAGTGATGTTGTTGAAGAACCAAAAGATTTCTTAGAGGAAGTTAAAGCAGAGAGAGAGAAAATGGATAAGACTTTGGCTGAATACAAAGAGTTGAAAGCTAAGGAAGTAATGTCAGGAGATACACCTGCAGGTCAAATCCCTCCTGTACCTGAAGAAGAAACTCCTTTAGAGTATGCAAACAAGTTACTTAAAGGTGAGATCAAAGAGAATGCAGATTGATTTCATTGCTGAAGGTATAAAAGAGGAATTAGATGAGTTTGAGACTTGGTGGTCTACTAGAACTTTACCTCTTACTTCTACTATGCCTGATGGTACTAAAGGAACAACTTATATACAAGCAGGATTAAGACCAAGAAGAGCTTATACATTAGTATTTCCTAAAGAATATCTTGGAGCTGTAATGAACACCTTGAACCCTGAGAATTGTGTAGTATCTAGAGTGGATGGTAAAGGAACAAAGCAATTCGGTACTATGTTAAGGTGGATGAGGAGACTTCTTAAACTTAAGAAACTACCTGAGAAGAACCCTGATGATGGAATGTTGCCTATGAGACTCTTTAAGAATGTGAGAGTAGTAGGTTTAGGTGTAAGAGAGGATATAGATGTTAAAGAAGCAGATGGTTCTACACATGAGGGTCTTTGAGAATAGGGTCATACAGGCTTATACAAGCGTTCTAAGAGACTTTTTCTTAAAAGTTGATGTTAGATACTCAGAAACATTTAAATAATCCTTATTCTACAACTTTACATGGCAAATGAAGCAGTTTTAGTAGATAAGTTTTCTGAACCTATCAATATGGTTTGTGAGAATACAGCAGGTATGGAAAAAGGAACAGTTTTAGGATTATCAGACTCTAGATTTGTCTCAGCTTCAAGTGGAGCTGCTGTTTTTGGTGGAATATTAGCAAGAGAGAAAATAGCAAGTGATGGAAGAACTTCTGTTGCTGTCTATAGAGATGGGATTTTTAGAATGAGAGCAGGTGGTGGTTCTGCTATTGTAGCAGGTGAACTAGTATCTATCTCAGGAGCAAACATTATAGAAGGAGTTAATGCTGAAGCTCAAATGGTAGCAGGTAATACCTTTGGTAGAGCCTTACAAACTGTAGCTTTAGGAACTGCTGAAACTATTGAAGTTTTGGTAGGAGTACAATAAAATGGATGAAGAAAATAAACAAGAACTACCTGAAGTACCTGAGGAAACTGAGGAACCTAAGGAAGAAGAACTACAAAAAGAATAATGGCAGATACAGTAGAAATGCAGGATATTAGAGGACTGGATGTGGATAAAGCTGTAAAAGGCTTTGCTCTAACTAACTATGTCTTCAAGAACCAAGTAACTGTCTCTACAATGAGTGGAGATAGTATTAGATGGTATCAAGAAACTGCTGCTGACTTAACTGCTACTGCACCTTCAAGAGTAGCAAATATTTCTCCTTTAGCAACTTTTACTAACTTAGAACCAAGTTGGACTAGGACTACTTCTTATCCTAGAAAGTATGGAGCAAGAGGCTTTATCTCATTAGAAGACTTAAAGAGTGCTGATATTGATATTTTAGCTAGAACATTACTAAGACTTACTAGAGCAGTGGTTAAACAAGTAGACTCAAGAATATTTACTGTTATAACTGATACTTTAGGAACAGGTAGTGCAGGAATACATAGTGCAGCTGCTATGGGTACAGGATGGGATGACTTAACTAATGGTAAGCCTTTAACAGATATTCTTTCAGGACAACAAGCTATAGCTGAACAAGACTATGATATTTCTAATGGTCAAATATGGCTTAATCCTAAGAACCATAAAGATTTGAAAGTATACTTAATAGAAACTAAAGGTTCAAGTATACCTGCTTTCTCAAGTGAGAAGGTAAGAACTGGAGTAGTAATGAATATTCTAGGATGGGATGTAATAGTTTCAAACAATGTAACTGCAGATTATGCTTGGTTAGGACTTCCTTCAACAGCTTGTACTTGGAAGAACTATACAGATACAACTGCTAAAGTTACAGAGAAACCTGGGTTAGGAAAAGAGATTGTGGTATGGGAAATGGGAGAAGGATTATTAACAGACCCCAAGGCATCATGCTTAATAAGTGATACTAATACATAATTATAAAAACTTTAATTCTTTTAGAAGTTTATGACAATTACAGGAACAAAAGGAACTAGAGCAGTTGATAAAGATTATCCTTATGAAGAAGGTTTAACTGCTGAAACAACTAAACAAACAGAGAACCCTAACTTAGAAGAAGAAGGCTCTGACTTATTATAATGGGTGGACGAGGTAGTGGACGAAGACCTGACCCTGTTAAAATGTTTACTCCTCAAAGAGCAAACATAGCTCAACAGTCAGGACTACAACCCTTTGAATTACCTAATCTTTCTGCTGTTAAAGGTGATGGAGAAGTAGCTCAAGATATAAAATCTAAGTATGTTAATGTAACTGGAGATACTATGACTGGTGCTTTGTTGTTGCCAGATGGGAGTGCAGCTGCTCCAAGTTTATCTTTTTCAAGCGATACAGATACAGGAATGGGCAGAGCAGCAGCAGACCAACTTTCATTAATCGCAGGTGGAGTTGAAGGTATGAGGATAGTTGAAGCTGATGGTAAAGTTAAGATAGGTATTGGAACAGCAACCCCAAATAAGGAAATACATATTTTCAAAGATGCTTCTACATCAGTAGGAATTAGGATGGAAAATAATGATACAACAAATGGTGGGGTTTTAATTGGTTTTGATAATGGAGAAGATATGTTATTGTATAATTATGGAATAAGAGGTATTAATTTTGGGACAAGGGGATTGGAAAGAATGAGAATAGCTCATGACGGAAAAGTAGGTATTGGAACAATAAGTCCAAATGAAAAATTAGAAGTAGCAGGGAAAGTAAGGGTAACAGGATCATCAAATGCGTTTCAATTATATAGAGATGGCTCTTCTCAGTCTGGCTATATTCAGTTTTATGATACTGATGGAGGGTTAGCTGAAGCCCTTATTGGATACACAGGAGCAAATGATAATTTTTATATTCAACAGAGCAATAATGCACCAATGTATCTTAGGACAAATTCAGCTACTCGTTTAACAATTCTTGCAGATGGAAAAGTAGGTATTGGAACAACAACACCCAACGCTAAATTAGATATTAATTCAGATAAAATAATAATTCAAAATTCTAAAACTCCCTCATCAGCGTCGGATACTGGAACAACTGGCTCTATTGCTTGGGACAGTAGTTATATTTATATTTGCACAGCAACAGACACTTGGAAAAGAACAGCTATCGCTACATGGTAAATTATTTAAACTTCTAATTCTTTAATATATTATTAGTTTACTATAAACTTAAGCTAATATAAATAAACGTTTGTTACCAGTAAGAATTTATAGATTTTTACTGGTTTTTTTTTCTTCTTCTAATACTGCAGGTTATGCAGAGAGTTCTGGTAGTGAAGCCCTAGGAGTTAATCACTTTAGAGAAATTGGACATTCATTACAAGATGGAACTTCAGGAGTACCAGTTCAAATTGCAATGCACTTCAACTAAATGTCCTCTCTCTGATAGTTACAAACATTTAAATAGTAGTTGCTACTCTATGTTACATGAAAACAGACAAAATACTAAGGATAAAGCTTACAACCTATCGTAGACTTAGACAATACTTCCCTGCTCACCGAGGAGAAAGTATGACATCTTATTTCGAAAGGTTATCTAGGTTTATACAAGAAGCTTATTTCTTTGAAACTGAATACTAAAATGAAAAAAGCATTAAGTGATAAAATTCACACATGGCCTTGGACAACATGGAAAGCCAAAGAGGAATTAAGTTTGTTAAAAGCTAAAGATGTCAGAGAATTTATTAAGAAGTTGAAAGAGAACTTAATGGAATGGGAAGATATTCCAGAGGGACAAGGAAAGAGTTGGATTGAAATTAAGACAGATACTTTAATGAATTTGATTGACAACATCTTCGGAGCAGAACTTACTGAAAGTGGCTCTGATAATGATGTTTGTGAATGTGGAGTTAATGGAAATCCTATTCAAGTTGGTAGAGCAATGGGAAAGAGTGGAAGTGGTTGGTGTTGTATTCATGGCAAACAATTCAAACCCAAAAAGGATGATGTTTG